AGGATGTCTTCAGAAAGAGACTTGAAGAACTCTCCAACAACACCTCCGAGGTAAAACGACGCCGTAAGAATGATAATATCCCGAGTATCAAGCATTTTTATTAAGATGCGTATACTTTATTTCGTAAAGACAATGGACACTCGCTTCTGGGGACCGAGTGCGTGGCAATTATTTCACTTGATTGCATTTACCTCAAAACATCCCGATGATGTACTGAATCAGATGAAAGATGTATTGCCTTGTAAGTTTTGTAGAGAATCCACAACTCAGTATGTTCATGAACACCCCCTACGCGGCGATCCTGGAAAGTGGTTATATGAACTACATAACCGAGTCAATCATAAACTAAGAACTCAATGTAAGAATGATCCCGCAGTCTTAGATCCAGGACCCGATCCTGAGTTCGAAGATGTTAAGCGACACTATCTTGCTTTGAAACCGACCGCTGTTCCTGGAGGTGACTTTTTGTCATCAATCTCTGCAAACTATCCTGAAAAACCTGAACCCGAACAGATGGCGGTTCAGCGAACCTTTCTTCACTCTCTTGAAAAGGTCTATCCCTTTGCAGAACTTAGAAGTGTTTACAAAGAGTACATTACTGATCATGAACCTGAGTTAGTCTCTCGTTCTTCATATATGAAATGGATGCATGGATTACTGAGTGCATTATCCAAAAAAGTTGGAACAACAATACCATCGTACAAAGGATTTGCTCACCATCTTGCGTATTATAGAAGCGGATGCTCCAAAAAGACGTACCATGGAAAAACATGTCGCAAACTCTCTGGAGGCGGAAGAACAAAAGCCAGAGACCATGCGAAGACTTATAGGGTTTCTCATCATAAATTACTTTAATTTGGGTTTCGTGAATGCTTGAACGGTAAGACGTGCGTGTTTAGCTGAATACACTTCTGGTCGTTTTTCACGGGGTCGTTTCTTTCTTTCTTGTCGTGTTTTAGGGGGTTCGTCCATTTGGAGGTTCTATTACTTTGACGCAAAGAAATCCGTTTTAATACATGTTTCCACCCTTGCGTGACTTGCGGCCCTTGCGTGTTCGGCGACGACCACCGACTGATGCTGGACTTAGGGGACCGCTGGACAAACTAGGGGATCCCTCAACATCAGCACCACCCTTGTAGGTCTTCTTGGCCATCTTGAGGATGTCACCAAACTTCTTTCCCTTGTGCGACTTCATCGTCTTCTTAACATGCGCTAACCACTTATTTGCCATTTTATTAAGAGGTGAAGAAGTTATTGTAAACCGGCTGGCTTTTCAACGAACCCCTTGGATGACTTCATGCTGTCAAACAAAAGCCATTGGCATCCATTAGCAGACGCTAGGCGAGGATCTAGAATCTCTTTACCAAAGGTAGCATCTGGAACTACAATGGTAATCGCATTTCGATTGTACTCAATCAGTTCATATTCATCTCGTGGATGCATTGCTTGTGCATACAAAATACGACGCAACTTAGACTCGGCCCACGATAGATTGACAAGATCTCCTAACTCAGATCCCCGAACATTATCAGAAACAATGATCAATCTGTTTTTAAGATCATCTAAAGATGTAGAAGGTTCAACACCTTTGACCAAATGACGACGAACAGTGGTCCTTAGACATTCTGCTGCCTGATTAAGAGTTACATTATTGACTGAATGGGGAACAATTGATAAGATGAACGGTTCTTCTGTAGTTTCCCATGCTTGAATTAAGTCTACGCAGATCGAATCAAATGTCCAGTAGTCGTACGCATAATCATATCCAAGATTCAATGCTTTTTTAGCTACAATTGGCTTTCCGTTCTCATCTGCGTAGAGGTGAACCTCTAGAAGACGACGACCGCTTGCGATGACATCCTTAACTTCTTCGTAGATACCACCTGTTGCATAGTAGTCGCATAGACGCTTTCGTTCTACAACTTCAGGTACGCCTTCAGGTACAGTTGCGTCATGCCAAATTGTATATCCAAGAATTCCTATAAGTCCAAGTCCGATGGCTAGTTCCATTACTTCTTATCCGTTTCTATTTTTGGAACTCTGAACAATAGTTGACGAAATCCATTAATCACATCATCAGGAATACGTCTTTCCATAGGTTGTTCCATTAAACAAGCTCTATGAAAGTACAAGCAATACATTCCACATTCAGAATCCTTGAACTGATGCCTTGTTGCATTGAATGTCATTTTCATTGGTTGTGAGTGTTTCTTCGTTGCATCCCATTGTTCCTTCCAACGCTTCATAAGTGTCTTGATCTCTTTTTCAGGTATATGAGCATATGAATCAAAATAAGTTATGCGAGGATATTCAAGCTCTTCACGAATATCACAAAACAAGGCAATCCAATGTTCACCAGGTCCATCATGAGGATCCGTATTAAAAACAATTCCAATCTGATCGTATTTCTTTGCAAGTTCGGTTAGTTTCATTTCGCAAAGTGAACTGACAATACAATCATTAGTTTCTGATTTCAAATCAAAGTCAATTGGAATACAACCTACAAAGTAATATTTAGGAAAGAGTTCCATATAGTTCTTTTCAACATGATCAATATCATCTGAAGAAAGCCATTCATATCTGTTAACGGTCCATTCTTTTGGTGCTCGTGGCCTTTGCATCAATGATGAAACTATACACTCTGCAGCACCGGTAGAACACTTATCTTGCAAACGATGTTGAATATTGGTCCACATTTCTTCAGGGGTTCCCTTTGGAACTGGAGATTCCTTAGGATGTTCTTTGTTATACACTGTTCTGAGTCGTTCAATTTCTTCGTCATCTAGCCAAGACATCCCTTGTTTAAAACGGATACTAAATCATTCAAGCAATGAACAGTATACCATGGAAGCCCTTAAACCCATTCTTACACAATATGCTGAAATCACCCGTCAACTCAATGAAGTCAATGCTCGTGCCTCTGAACTTCGTGATGATCGCAGAACCGTTGAACTAGACTTAGCTGCTTTGTATGCGACTTCTCGTGATGCCTTACCCGACAAGATTAGTCTTGCAACATCGGGTATGACATTTGCTGTTAAATATCCAAATCAGTGGAAAAAAGGCTGGACGCTTTCCAAGAAGGAATTGAAAGCGTATTTAGATGAATTAGTTCCTCTAAAAAGTGAAGAGTTAATGAAAGAAATTGTTAAACGACAAGAGGAGAAGATGGTGGAAACTGATTACGGTTTTGAGCTTAAAGTTGCTACAAAGCGAGATTGAGAGTCATTCTTAAGACTTTCTTCAATCTCCCTTAGGGTCTGCTGAATCTCTGCAAGTTGTTGTTTAGCTTGGTCCAAACTTTGATGGGGAAGGAACCCTTTTTGGATACGCGAAATCGTGCACACTAACGAACCATTCGTGCTCAAGAGACGGGTAGCCAAGGTATGCAAAGGCTTCACCATCAACGTGATATGATACTCAACAACACAATATTTTTAAATGCCATAGTTGACAAATGACTTCAATACTTCAGGTAGGAGACGGTAAATGTTGGAGTCACGATGGAAAATATATGGGAAAATTGAAAAGTTTCAAGTTGATTGGTCGGGTGTATGATCCTGATCCTGAATATACATTTGAAAAAGGTAAAGTAATTGGACTAGGTTTGAAATTTACTGAAGTACCATGCGAAGCTCCTAAATCCCATCATCTTCCCGCTGAAGGAAGTAAGCGTGTAGTTTCTCAGACATTCCGCGAATACTAAATTCTAATACACCTTGCCAGTTGGGTCGCATGATAGTTCTAACATCTCGAATTCCATCTAAGATTGCGTGGCGATCTACATATCTGCGATTCACATGAGTTCCATGCCATAAGTGGTAGACTGAACCAGAGATGCATGATATACGAGGTTTCGGAAGACTGGAGAACTCTTTGAAAGCTGGAACTAAAGCAGGTTTGAGATACGTTGTTGGAAACTTCACATCTAACCATGCTGCAGCTGAAAGTGTATCTCCACTTCCAGTAATTCCGTATTCAAAGAAACCTACTTTGCGAAACCATCTGCGACGAAATGCCCATGCAAATCCTGGATGAAACTTATGATCAAATGTTTCTTTACGATTCATGTACAGAACCGATAATCGTTCTTGCATGATTTTTGTATACGTGATATCCATCCACACTGCAGAGGTGAAAGGTTGAACCACATCATTTTTGTTCAAAGCATCTGAGACTTCACAATACCAGTGAGGATTTCCAAAGACTAGATCCGCATCCAAGAATAAGACTTTGGAAAACCACCAAGGAATTTTGGATTCAAGAATGGTACAGAGATTCTCCTTGTGGAACAAGATGGATTTACTCCAGACATGAAAAGCATCAGCAATTTCAGGTTCTTGCTTATCAAAGACCAGTTCCAAAGTGTAATATGGAATACCAGCAAGTTTGAGTTTTTCAATAGTGTAGAAATAGTTCATCACCATACGCTTGGACTTTGCAGGATTGAAGAAGACAAGTCCGATTGCCATATCGCATTTCCATGGAGTATTATATCTAACATTTGCAACTTCAATAGGCTTAGCGACTTCTTGTTTAGGTAAAGGATCTGGTTCTTCAGTATAGGCCATAGACTGAGCACTTCCCATTGTGTAGAAAAACGGATAAAAGATTGGATAGAAACTACAAGTTATAATGACAGATGTCTACTCACCTTACAATGCCCGTAACCGATTCTTCACAGAGAAGGATATCCATCGCATCTTACATCGCCATGGCTTGCCTCATTATCGCGTTTCCAATCCCCGAGTCTTTCAAACCGCAATGGTTCATACCACCTATGTCAAACGATCCGAATACACTACACCCGATGGACGACCGGCGTCTCTTGCTCCGTGTCCCTCTGGTGTCATGCCCCTCCAAGATGAATCTTATGAATGTCTCGAGTTTGAAGGAGATTCTGTTCTCGGAGTGTGCGTTGCAACCTATCTACGACGCAAGTACCCTGACAAAAAGCAGGGATTCCTTACTGATGCTCGTAAAGAGCTCGTCAACAATGAGCGTATTGGAGCCTTATGTCAAAAAGTCGGACTTGATACATTCTATGTCATTTCTAGGCACAACGAGGAGTCTGTGGCTATTAATGGACGACGAAACATACAGAAACTGGGAGACAT